TTGAACTGTCCATACCCGTAGTTTTTGCAAAGGCATAAATGCTTGTGCCGACACCCTGTAATCGGGTTTCAAGAATACCGCTTTGATCGGCAACGCTCTGAATGGCTGATTCTGCCTGTGACTGCATTGTACCGAATGTCTGCTCAAACTGCGAATTTGCCGCATTGACTTCCGCAGCCGATTCAATGCACTGCTGACCGAACTCCTTGATTTTGGCAACGGAAAAGGCGGCAACCACAGCTGTACCGATTTTCTTAAACGAAGATGAAACCGAATTGCTTAACTGCTCACTGCTGCCTTTGATGTTTGAAAACTCTTTCTCGGTTTTCTGAGAAACGCCCTCCGAAACCTTTGAAAAGGACTGTTTCATATCCGTGCTTACATTTTCAAAATCTTTTGAAAGACTTGAAAATGCCGAATCAAACTTTTTTGTAATTGAATCGGAAATCTTATGCAATGTTTTGGAAATATCATCACCCGTAAGCCTGACATCAAGCTCAATTTCACCCGCCTTTGTCGCCATATTCACCACTTCCTTTCATTTTAGATTTTTTAAAAACAGGCATAAAAACAGCGCACACCGCTATGATGTACGCTTAAAAATTTTGCAAAAGAACAGCCACCCCATTTGGAGTGGCTTTTTGTTTTAGTTGTTGAGTTCGTAGTATTTGATGTCGATTTTCGGAAGTGACACATTGTTGCCCATTACGGTTTCATATGTATAGTCGCCGTCACAAGTTCCCCAGAATGTGATTACATCATCTTCAAGGAGTTTGTCCGCACCGTCAGGAATTTCTACAGTTGCGTAGATTGTATCAGTCCACAATGGTTCATCAAGATACTCATTTTCTTCTTTGGTTATATTGATTCTCAGGTCAACCGAATCGCCCCAACCTTCCTGAACCTGAATAATCTGACCTTCAAACTTGTAGTCATTACCTTTGTACTTGTCAGGGTTTCTTGAAAGAGTTTTAAAGTCGACTGTTTTGCAACCGTCTTTAAATTCTTTTTCAACCTTCTTCGGGTCTTTAGTAGGCTTTTCTGTTGCAACTTCTTTTGTGGTCGGTGCTTCTGTCGCTTTTTCAGTTGCTTTTTCTGAACTCTGATTTGCAACAGTAGTTTCCTGCTTTGATTTGTTTGAACCGCTGTTACCGTTAATTGCACCGTTTACACCGCCAACAATCATAATAGCAACAACGATAATAACCCAAAAATACCAACGCTTGTAAATTTTCTTCTTCGCATTTACAGGATTTACGGTTGCCGAGGTTGAATCGTTTCCGCCAAAGCCTGCACCGCACTTGTCGCAAAATTTTGCATCGTCCTTTAATTCGTTTCCGCAATGTGGACATTTCATAAACATACACTCTCCTTAATAAATTTGTTAGTGTATGTTACATTTTATCACTATATATTAACATTGTCAAGAATTTTGTAGATACAGCGAAATTTATGTACAAATTTACAGATTAGCAAAAAAGTTTTGAAATTCTGCAAGAACGGTGTTCATATCTTCGTCTGAATAGTGCTTTACATTCCTTGACCGCCATTTGTTGCGGATTTTATGCTGTGACGAAGTAAAGTTTTTCAAGACTTCTTTGTCGGTTTCAAGGCGAATTTGAACCGTTCTTGCAAGCGGTGTTTCGGGTCCTAAGCCTTGCAGAAGTGAGCAGAACTCATTCCAACTCATTTTTGCAAAATCCTTTGAATAAATGCTGACCCCGTACTCCGAGCGAAAGCTCGACACGATTAAATCAAAGTCATCAATCAGGTCGTAGCCGGGGTCTGAACTTCCCCCTCGTCAGTCAAATCGCCTGTTGCAATTTTGGCAGATTCGCTGATAAGGGCGTTGAAATCGTGCATATTCAGTTTTAACTTTTCAATCTTTTCTCTCTCGGATTCATCAAAAAGAAGATGATACATTTCGATAACATCTTTACTTTTACCGTTGCCGTCCTCAAAAAGTGCCGCAACTTTGAGCATTGAAACTGCGTCATTGTTGATTGCAAGGTCAACATTTTTAACTCTGACACTCGGCTTTTCCTCAAAATTAAGCTTGTCTGTAATATCAATTAACTTTGACATAATCGTTCATTCCTTTCGTTTTTTAAGCGGCTGCTGTATATACCGGCTTGCCATTTGACATAACTTCAAATTCAAGCGGAGCAACACCCGTACTTGCGCCTGCACCGTTTGATGTAACGGATACAACTGCATTTTTAAAGAGGACGGTTGCACCGTTGGGGAAGGTCCACATAAACGAAACTTCTGCCTTTCTGCCGTTTTCAAATGCAAGGGCGGCAATCTGGTCATTGCCTGCGTCACCGATTGTACGCTTGCCCTTTACCGAAATTGTGATTGACTTTGCTGTCATAAGCCTTGACTTCCAGCCCTCGTTTTCAAAGGCTGTCCATTCCTCGACACCGTTGTCAAATGCAACAGAAAATTCTTCGCAGTTAGCAATATTTGTCGTGGCGGATTCTGTTCCTGCCTTGCCAACCGCAAACTGATTTTCATAGCATGGGAATACTCCCGATTCAACTTTTGCCATAAAATTACTTCCTTTCGTAATAAAATTTAACTTCAATGACCTGCTCATACACACCCTTGTCGTCTGTTCCCACATCAACGGGTTCTTCCGTGAGCAGTTCGATTATATAGATTTTGTGTTCCTTAATTTCAACATTTTTAATGTCGTAAAGCGTTTCGTAAAGTCTGCGTGCAAACTCCTCGGTTTCTCTTGCGTTGTCGGTGTAATGGATAAGCAAAGACACGCTTATTGTATCGTAGGTGCTTTCACCGCCGATTGCCCTTGTGGGTGTTCCCGACTGCTTTAATGAATACACACCGATTGACCTGTCCTGCTTATTGTCAAGTTTGCCGATGTAATAATGCTCGGCTGAGGTAACGCTTTTGAGCCAATCTCTGATGTCCGATAAGTAAATCAAAGTCCTGCTTCCTTTCTGTATAATCTCACAAATGCCCGACTGCAAAAATTCTGCCGTGTACCGCCCTCAAGCCACGGTGAGAACCATTTACCGCCGGCGGCAATGTTTTCCTTACGGCTGAAATTATACTCGGGATGAAAATACAACCGTCTTGCATACGGAGTATCTGACACAATTTTAACTATCCCCTTTGCACTTTGTGAATAATCAACAGCGGTACTATCGTCTTGAAGTATGCTTGTATCAAACGGCATTACCTGCTTGTTTTTCACCCGTGTAAGAAGTGCGTCACCTGTCTGTTCAAGAGCCTGTTGCTTTGCCCTATCAAGCTGTTTTACAACAGGCATATTGAGTTTGATTTTTGATGATACCGAAAATCCCATTAAATCACATCCAATTCCGTAAAATTAACTTTGCCGTCGGGGTTGCGGTGTTTTGTACCCTGTACGATGTTTCGTTTTACGCCGTCAAGGATTACAAAGCCACCGCTTAAAGTGGGGCTGTCGGGAGCAATGTCGCCGTCAAAAAGCAAGACAGCCGACACCTGAACAATTTTCTGCTCTTTGGTATAGACCGTCTTTGCCTTTGACTGCATATTACACAAGGCAGAGCCACCGTGCAGGGTTGCTGACGGGTACAAGCTGTCGGAGGGATACAGATTTTTGCATTCAAACACGGTCAGGGGTGCTCCGTCTTCGGTAACACCCTCACCGTAGATTGTGACCTCGACAGGAGTTTTGCAGAACTGCTTTTTTACAAGTGACGGAAATTTCACGGTTTTCACGCACCTTTCAGATTGCAGGATAACAAAGTCCTGTTGATTTTAGCAACGCATAGAGGTCGGCAGGAATTGCCACTCCGCTGATACACATTAAATTCCAGCTTGCGCCAAATTCCATTGATGTACCGTTGATTGAATAGCTTTTCAGATAGGAAGAAATCATATCGGCATTTTCTTCTTCAAAAGCAGTAAGTCTGCCATGCACTCTGCCGATGATTCTCTTCTGCATTTCCGAAAGTTTTTCAAAATCAATGCGGTTAAAAGTCAGAACATCAATGTGTTCGGCAGAGATAATACTGTTTTCATCTCCACCCTGATGTTCAATGTAATCGGCATACATTACGCAACCGCCGTTGTGTCAACATCGGCATAAATGCTGTCAATTTTGCCGTCCTTGCCGTTCGGGAATACGAATGTGTCGGAAAGTGAACGGTTCTGATAGAGCCAGCCGTCACCCTCTGTGTGTGAGCCGGGAGCAAAGAAGTAAATGCTTGAAATCTTCGGAACAGTCTTGCAGGTTTCACCGCAGGCAACAAGAACATTGATTTTGTGAGCGCCTGTTGCAGGCTCAAAACCGCCGTCATCGGGGTTAAAGTTGAAGTTATCGTAGAAACGCTCATCGTCAATAACCTCGATGATAGGGCAACCGTCAATCTCGGTCACTCTTGTTTCAATGCCGATACCGCCCTCTGCAATCTGTGTAAGCTCAATCTTGCGAGTGAACTCTGTTGACTGTTCAAGGCAGTCCATAATGTGAGATGTCACATAGGCAACAAGTGTGCCTCTTGCCTTGTATCTGCGGAGCTTGCCGGCAGAGAGAATTGTTTTGAGCTTTGAATAAGCGTTCTCCTTAGTCCACTCCGATGTCTTTGTTGAAGAATGGTAGCCGTCTGTTGCCTGAGCCTTTGCTGCAACCTTTGAGAAGAAAAGTGCGTCTGTTTCGGGAGCAACCTGTGTCTGCTCAAATGTCTTTGAAATGTTCTCAACTCTTGCAGTCGAATTTGTTTCATCAACATCTGCCTTATCCACAAGGAACTCAATATCTCTGTCGTGCTCGCAAGTGAAAGGAACATCTGTCTGTGTATATTTGCCTTTGTTCCAACCGCCGTTGCGATTGTGGTTCTTAAAGCCTGATGTGCTCATCTGTGTGAAGTGGAAAGTTCTTGCGCCAACCCACTTTACATTTGAAGTGATGAATGGTGATGTAAGTGTGCCCTGAACAAGAATTTCGAGCAGATCAGGGCTGAACTGCTCGGCATAGTTATTTGTGTTTGCCATGATTTTTTCAATCCTTTCTTTGGTTAAATATTAAATCTGTTCCATTTTTTGGTAGGAACATTTGCCTTTGGTTTTGTACCGTCCGATGTACCGTTGCCGTCACCGCCGATTTTCTTAACTCCTGTGCCGTTCTCGGCAGGTTTGCCCTTGAGTGCGGGGATATCGTCAAGCACCTTTTTAACAGCCTCTGTCAGCTTTTCCGCATTGACCTTGCCGTCTGTCACAGCCTTTGAAAAGTCTGCAATTTTAAGCACATAAGGAACTGTTGCAATGTCAACGCCCTGTTTTACGGCTTCGAGGGTTGCCGATTGGTTGACTTCTGCCATAAGCTTTGCGTTGTTTGCAGATTCAACTTCCGACTGCATTTTTGCAAAGTCGGGAGTGTTCTCGGCTTTCTGCTTTTTAAAAGCACCGATAGCCTCTTTCATCTCATCGGCTGACAATCCCTGCTCCTTAAAATACGACTTCAAAACGGTGTCCTCTGTCACGCTCTGTTTGCCTGTAATAAGGCTTGCGAGCTTGTCGTAATCAAAGGCAGGAGCGTTTCCCTGTGGAGTTCCCTGCGGTGCAGGTGTCGGTTCATTGGGTGTTGGTGTTGGATTTGGTTCTGCCATTTTTTCATATCCTTTCAGTTTTTCGGGTGTCTCCCGTAATCAGTTTATAGAGTGTCTCTCTGTTTCAGTTTTGCACGGTGTCTCCCGTAGTTTAATGTCTTCGGACAATAAAAAAGCACCTTACATATTCGTAAAGTGCTTAATCCGCTTTTTCTGTTTTTTCTGTTTTAACTGCTTTGGCTCTCGGCTTTTTGGGAGCGTCAGACTTGACCTCTTCTGCAAAACCACCGTCAATGAGTTCCTTTGCTCTCTGCTCTGAGCATTCAAAAACTTCATTCACAGGTCGGGTTACATAACCGTTCTGCCTGTCGTTAAATGCTGTTGTTACTCTGATTTTCATTCTGTCACCACCTTTTCAATATTTTAAACTGGTCGATTTCGACCGGTTTAAATGCAAAAAGCACCCTATAATCAACATTGCTGTCGATTATAAAATGCTCAATTCGTAATTTTATGCTGTTTTTGTGAATTGCATATAACAAAACCGCCCTTTTTACGGAGCGGTTAGATTATGCCACTATTTTTTAGATATTGCATTTTTTGTTTCTCTCTAAGCTTACTGTAAAGTGCTTCAGCATCTTTAGCTTCTTGTGGAGCATCTTCACGCAAAGTGACATTTAAACCATTTGTTACAAGGTACGGCTTAAACGCATTCCATAGAGATTTTTGTTCTTCAGTTTGTATCAATCTCATACCATCATCACCCTAAAAGTTTGCTGACTCTGTACTCGTTATACACTTCATCCATAGCTTTATCTTTTAAGCATTCAAAAGCATACTCACTTATATCCTCTATATTATAACCGTTATTTATCAATTTTTCAACCTTTGGAGCATAAATTTTATTAAGGTAATCGCAATATTCAAAATAATCGTTAATACTTCCGAATTTTGCTCTGTAATTTTTAGCGTCTTGCCAATGAATCAGTTCGTGCAGAATTGTACTCAATCTGTCTTGCGGACAAGCCAAGTTTTCTTGTAAGCCTGACAAATCACTTGTTGAAAAGTATGCTGAATTGACATTTAGAACATTCTGCATTGGCATATATGAAGCAATAGCATTTACTCGCATTTCTTCGGGAGTGACAATACAAATTTCAGGCTTTCCGCTTGTTTCAACCTCTCCGAGCATATCAAACGCTTTTCTCACTTGCATATCAAAATTATGAAGTTCTTTTCGTTTTAGCTTTACCTTATCTGAAATATAAACATTATCACACAATGTATTTCCCTTGTGGGTATCAATTGTAATTGTTTCGCCCTCAATTTTGCGTTCAAAAGTTTTTGATATATCTTCTTCAAAAACAGGTCTGTAATATTTCTGTTCATTGGTGTTTAGTGAGAATTGTTTTGCCTTTTCTTCAAGCGTATTCGCCCTATCGTGCCACTCATCGGCTCGGGTTTGGGCAATGCGTTTATTGTCTCCATCAAGGCTGTATTCGGCACGGCGGTCAAAGCGTTCTGCCTGTCGCTGTGCATACTGCTGTTTTTCCTCAATTCCTCGCTGACGGTCAAGCTCTTTGATTTCATCTTCAGACAACGGTGCGTCCAAATCATCAAGTTCGGGATAATATGTACTTGTGCTGTCCTTACATCTCGGATGAAACAAACCGTTCTTGATTGCGGTTGAGAGGAGCGGATAGTTTCCGTCTGACTTTTTGCCGTTTGAATACACATCGTCAATAAACACCTTGCCGATATATTTTGCACAATCGGGGCAACCGCCCTGTCTTGAGTTCACAACAACGAGGGATACTCCCCATTCGGCTCGCTTTTCGCCCTCACCACGCAGATAGGCTCTTTTGTTGGCTGTTTTAACCGCCATATCCGCATAATCCGAGAGCGTATGCCTTGCACCGTTTTTGTATTCCACACAATTAAGACCTGCGTTGAGCATATCTTTACAAGCCATATCAACGGCTTTTTCGTATGTAACCGCACCCGTGTTCATTGCAACCTGTGCGTTAAAAATCGCCTTGCGGTACTTGTCGTTGCTCATACGCAAAACTGCCGTTTCTGCCCTCTTTAAATCGTCTGTGGTCGATTTTATGAGTGCGTCAAGTTTACGGTCATTCACCTTAAAAAACTCGGCTGTGCTGTGTGCTGACGGCTTTTTCGGGGCTTTGAAACCGTCCTTAACAGCTTCAAGAATTTCTGCCTCCTGACTTGCATTTCCGTCAGCTTTGGCGGTGCGAATCATCTCTTCAACCTTGCCGTTAATGGTTTTGAAACGCTTGCCAAATTTCTTTGCGTTGTGCTTACGGTACTCTTCAAGACTTTTGAGCTGTTCAGCCTGCCATTGTGTCCAGTTGTAACCCTCTTTGGTTTTTTCGGCTCTGTGACGGCTGAAATTTCTCATCATGCTGTTAATCAGTTCATCTTCGATTTTTTCAAAGGCTTCTCTGATATTGTAATCACTCATTGTTTACCTGTGTATCATTCTGTTCGGGATTGCTTTCGGTTTTTTCTGCATTATTTTCCGCATTTTCTTCATCATCTGCGTTATTGTCAGGTTCTTCTGTGTCGGTAAGGTCCACATCGTCAAGCTCCGATTTTTCTTCTTCGCCTGCAATGCCCTGTTCTTCCTTAATTCTCTGCACCTCTTCGGCTTTCCAATCCTCCGACTTGCTGTCGCCGTAAAGCTCGTCAACCGAGGTTTCAACTGACATCAAACCGCCCTGTCTTGCTTTTGACACGGTTTCAACCTGACTTTCAAAGCTCGGATTTGCATATTCGCCGAAGTTTACGGATACTTCCAAGCCCTCAACAATACCCTTGCCGTTAAGTTCACCGTCTGCATTGAGTACAACTGCAACAAGGCTTTGAAGTGCGTTCTGCGTAATTTTCACAAGGTTCTGCCTTGTGTAAAGGGTTGTCTTTTCCTTTTCACGCTGAGCGTCTGCATTATCAAGCTTCTTCGTATCAATGCCGAGAGTTGACGGCGATATAATGCCCTGTAAGCAGAGGTCGAGGGCAGTAATGTATGAACTCAAATAGCTTTCGTGCTGAATCTGCGGACTTTCGGTGTAAATCCTGTTGCCGTTGCCATTTTCAGACATATCGTTGCCCACGGTGATAAATCGGTTGTCAAACGGATTTGGCGATATCGGCTGACAGGTTTCGGGATTTCTCGGAACAAGGCAATCAGGCACATACTGCTTTGTTCGGCAGGCTCTGAGTGCGTCCATCCACTGTGACCACACTTCATCAAGACTGTCGAAAGCGTCTGTTTTTATGCCGATAATGCCCGCACCTCTGCCCTTGTGGCACGATTTGCCGTAAAGGACAGGTACAGCCCACATATATGATTCGTCAAATGTAACGCCCTTTGAATCAATCCACGAAAGAGCGTCAACCGTGTGCAGGTCAATCTCTTTGCCGTTGTCATCGTACAAAGCATAGTGAATATAGCCGTAACCGTATGTTTCTTCAAAACGGTAACGGCGGTGTTTTTGCGTGTAATCGGTGTAAAACTTAACCTCTCGGATTCTGCCGCGCACATATGTAAAGTCGATGTTTTCGGCAGGATACCATTCAACAATCGGAACATCTGATACAGCCGTGTCAAAGCTGACCTTAAAAGCACCGTCACCGACAACACATAGGTCACGGAGCATTTGCTTAACCGTGTCTGACAATTTGTTCTGCTTTTCAATATCTTCCCAACGCTCAGCATAAGCGGTTGAATTTTTACTTGTAACATCTGTGCCGTTGTAGTCGGCAATTACAATATTCACAAGCGTTTCGCAGATGAGTGCCGGCAAGCCCGTGTGTATTTTACGGATTTCAAGCCCCTCTGTACTCTTTGCCGCCCAAAACATAGTTTTGTTTGTGTCAATCTGCTTGTACAGCTCCGCAAGCTGTCTGCTGTTGCCCCAATACCAAATGCGATTGATAAAGCACTCGGTCAGATGATTGCTTGTTTCGGTGACGGTAATTGTTTTGTCGCTTGCAGGAGTAATCTGCAAAAAGTTTTTAATTCCAGATCTGATAGATTCAGCCATTCTGTTAATCAGCCCCATTTATTTCACTTCCAATAATATTTTTAAACGGCAGCCACGCATATTGACCGCTGTTAATGCAATGGTCGTGACCGTCCTCGGGTGTGTTGTCTTTATCCTCTCGCCAGCTGTAAATTTCAAACTCGGCAATCGTGTTTTTACAATGTTCAAGCACAAAATAACAGTCGGTGGCAAGCCAGCCGAGTACAAGATTGATTCGGTCGATAATCTTCGTTTTCTTCCATGCATTTGCAAAGTCATAGACACAGCCGTGCTGTCGCTTATACTTTTGAAATTCGGTAATAGTCGCTTGGTCGGCGCTGTCAATAAAAGCCGTGCGTGCAAAGCCCCATTCATCACGGTTGCGGTCAAGAAAATCAATAAAATTCTTCACCGTGTCACTCGGGGCAATAGGTGTTTGCATTTCAGCGTTGTTATAAACTCTTTCATCAAGCTGAACACACTTGCCGTGATTGGTAATGCCGTAAAATGTCATTGCGATAGTGTCAGGCGACTTCTGCGAATAGGCGGTATCAAGACCTGCGGTGAACTGAACAAAATGTTCCGACTTGCGGTTACAGTTCAAAAACTTTCCTGCCCACTCTTTTGATTTGATATGTCTTGCCCTCTCAAAATTCGGGAACACAAGACCTGTTGCTCTGCCTCGCAAACCTAAGATTTTATTTTTATAAAGCTTTGTACCTTTCGGTGCAGAGTTCTTTTTCTTTTCAATCTGTTCGGGTGTAAGACTTAAATTATCGGCAAAAGAAAAGAACCAATACCGCCAATTCGGTACAGGTTCTTCGGTAAGCTCCGCCGTAATCTCGGGAGGAACATCGTTTTCATATTTTTTAAAAGGACGGGAGCGGTTGACAAACTCCTTATACACAGGCAGGCTCGGATCATCGGGATTCAGCGTTGCAAGCATATAGTCATTACGGGTTGACATCTCTCGGATGAACTCGATATCGGCGGTGTTGATTTCGTCAATATAAACGCACCCAAACTGCGCACCGAGAACCATTTCCCACTTATCCCGACTGCTGTAACCGAGAATATAGATGATTTTGTCCTCAAACTTGATATGCGGCAGCTTGTAATCCTTGTCGCCGTTGCCACAGTAAACTGCGTTACGGTGCAGGTCGAGAATACCGTTATCCTGCTGAATAATCGTTTCTTCGGCTTTACCCGTTGTTTTGGCGGCAATTGCGTGAAGTTTCTTCGGCGACTGCGACACCATTCGCATAAACTTAACGCCTGCTCCGACGGTAGTTTTGCCGGACGCTGTAGTTCCTTCAAGAAATTCAGCCGACACATTTGTTGTGTTGATAAAGTCGATATACTTTTGTGACAACGGGAATTTGTTACTCACTCAGTCCCTCACCACCCAACTGTCTGAACACATCGGATAGCTTTTCAGACTGCTCAACCTTTGCGTCAACCTTAACGGTGTATTCGCCCGTCATCTTGTTGAGCGTGTCAATCGCCCTGATTCTGTCGGAGGTGTCCTGCCCGTCATTCCTTGCAATGTCGGACAAAGCAACCTGTCTGTCCTTTGCACTCATAATGCGCTCGTCCTTGAGCTTATCGGAAAGCTCCTTGATGTATTTTGAAACTCCAACATTCTCCAACAATTCATACGCTCTTGCGTTTGCGTAATTTTCGGAATATCCTGCCTGTATCGCACTCTGAACGGTGTTACCGCTCTGCGCATAATATTCCGCAAACTTCCTCTGTCTTGCATTTAATTTGTCTTTCACGGTATCACCGCCCTTTCTAAAAATAAGCAAAAGAAAAGACAGCACATTTCTGTACTGTCTTTAAACACAGGTTTCCGGAGTTGCACCGGAATCTGTAAAAACTGTTTTCCTATTTAAACTATCCCCTGCGTTTATAATATTATATCAATAAATTTTTAAATATTCAAGTGTTTTCTTTTTCTTTCCCATTTATTCAATAATGCACTTACATATTTCTGTTCTTTATCAGTCAATTGACGATCTCCAATTTCATTATGTTCATAACCCAAATGGGTATGTGGCATCATTCCATTATGAGGTCTACCTTTAACGTCAATTTGTTTTATTCTTTCGCCGTAGTTGTCATAAAAAGTAACACTTTTGATGTTGCTCTGTTTGTCAAGAGTAGCATACACTCTATTTTTTGTCATAGTTTCCATAGGAGCTTTTATCGAAGTATTACCATTCATATGAATTACTTTTATTTCACCAAATTGAGCAACTGTGTGATATTCTGTACCGTACTTCTTTCCCTTATCACTTATACCGCTTGAAGAGCCTCTTCCGCCCATTATTTTGACCTCCTGAATTTTTCCTGAAACGATTTGATGTTGATGATGTTTCCCATACATTCTTCGGGGACTCTGCCGTAGAAGATAATTGTTTCAGGCTGTAAGCGTTCAATCATTTCTTTGTAACCTTTCAAAAACAGTTCTTTTGATTCCGTACGGTTCTGCGTTCCAACACTTGATACGGCAACCGTACCACCCAAAGGCTCGCCGTCAAAACACCATTCAAAACTTTTTTCGTCGCTCCAACAAATTGTAGGTATTACCTCAATGCCGTAGAGTTGTAAATATGCACCTATCCAATGCTTGCGATAGTGGTTATAAATCTGCAACGCTGTCGGATAATCAGTGTAAAGACTGAAATCAGGCGATAATACACAACTGAATTTTTGTAGACTCTCAATATACCTGTCGGGTGTATTCCATAATCTTTGGAACTGGTAATCGTCCAAAAAGAAATGCACACCGCAGTTGTTCTGCTTACTGCTCAAAACTTCATTAAATCCGATAAAGTTGTTTTCTGTAATTTTTGTAGGCTCAATAATCGGGATGTCATATTCTCCTGCACCCTGAAAAATCGCTCTTGTGCTATTTTCGTAACCTGTACCGCATTTGTCTTTATACATCAATTTCACCTCACAACACAAAACCGCCCTCAAACGAGAGCGGTCTGTGCGATTTTTTAGGGAGACATAAATGCCTATGTCGTTTTGTTGCTTTCTTCAGTTTACATTATATCACCCTGAAACCGAAAAACCGAACAACTTTTACCAATGGTGGCGGTTGCACATAATTCTTATGTTGTCGGGGGTATTGATTCCGCCTGTATCGACTGCAATCTTCGCCCAGCTGTATTTTAAGCCGAGGTGCATAAACAGGCAGTTTTCCACAAAATCATCCCGTGAGAGGCTGTTCAGAGCCGAGTTCCTGCGGATTTCAAGGTTCTGAATATCACGCTGAATATCGGCAATCTGCACCACCGCATTGCCCACTCTGTCGGATGTCTGACCTGACGGGACAATTCGTTCGCCCAGCGTTACCGCCGTGTTGTCTGCCTCAGCCTGAATCCGTGCCATTTTCGCTCTGAGCCGTGAAATCTCTCTGTTAATGTCCTTAATCTCTTTAGCCGTCAATCCATATCTACCTCACTTTCAAGCCAATGTTTCGTGCAGTCAATGCAACTGCCATTGAATCGCTTTTCCATAGGACAACCGAAATATGGAGTTCCATATGGACAGGCAAAAAAACTCATACAACTCCGAGCCATTTCATCGATACTCATTGATTTGATTTTTTCAAAGTTTGTCATCGTTACTTACCTCTGCACATTATATACCAAGCTGATTACATGCACGATAAAATCCTTCTGCCCATAAATAAACACGAGGATGTATTCGTTTGCCACAATCATAAAGCCACTCAAAGTAATCAGTATCAAGTTCAGAACAAAAATCTACAATCAATTCTGACGGTATAAACTTGTTGCCGTAAATGCAGTTTGAAACTTCATGTTCAAGTTCTTCCCAGACATCATCTTCCGATTCCATATAACACGAACTATGTTCGCTATACGAAGATATTATTTCATCGGAATCAAAATCCTCAAGATTGTATTTAATACTCTCTACAACATTTTTTTCATCATAATAAAACAAATCTGATGCTGTTTGAATCTTGCTTATGTAATACCCAATATCATTTTTTACATAATTTTTAAGATCTGACGGCTTAATCTTATTATACCAAGTAGCAATGCTATCACCCAAATCACCGCTAACTATTAAGCTACCTCTTTTCTTATCTACTATGTAATTCACATAATAATCTCCGCTTCCATCAGCCCTTCGCCAATCAATAATTAGGTAACGGTCTGTGTCCTGAATAAGCGTTGCTTTGTGTGTGTTAAATTTCTCGCAGAATTTAGCGATTCTTTCTTTTGTCATTTTCTTCATCTCCTAAAAGTTCGGGATTGTCGTAGATATTGCCGATTACTTCAATTTGTTTCAAATCTTGATAATATCCAAACGATAAGGTTTCAAGTGTTGAATACACAAGACCAAAATACGCTGTTCCGTTTCTTTGTTCAAACACTACATTATGAACAGTATCACCATATTTTACAATATCCCCCTCAAAAATCTTCGTGCCGTTCTTGTCAGTCAAGCCTGTGTACTGTCCGACTGTGTCAGCGTCAATATGCCACACATTTGAGCTTTCGTTCTTGTATGGCTCTTTGATTACCAATCCTTTGGGTTCAATACTTAAAAAGCCGTACTTCCATTCGTTTCCGAATTTACCTCTGAATAATATTTCTCTCATCACTTAATTCACCTCTATTTCCAAATTAAGATAGCTTTCGTTATCTATCTCGTTTCTCAATTTCTGTCCATAGTCAATGCCTTTGTATTTTAATGCCATAGTCCTGTCGAACTCTTTGTGCATTTTAATAGAGGCATATTCTACATTGTTTTTGTATTCCTCGGTAAATTCTTCTGCCCCATCTTTAACATTTGCAATATATCTCAGGGCTTCAAGATTTAATTTATAAAGTCGCTTTGCTCCGAATCCGAAATGGCGACTCAATATTATGGAAGCAAGTTCCAGCCCGTAACCGATACCGGTATCAAACATTTCACCACGAATACGATCTTCGTGCTGTTTACTTCTTAATTTCCAGTTGCTTTTCATTTATCACAACTCCTTTTTGATTTAATATCGCATATTTTCTCTGTGCTTGCTTAATTCTCGCAGCTCTGCAGTCCTTGCAAATGTCATTACTTTTTCGTTCATAAAAGGTAATTCCACATCTTTTGCAGAATTGTGGTTCTATTCTATTAAATGATGTGCAGCTGTCGCAGTCTTTTTCGTTTGCCGTACAGCCGTTTATGTTATCCCAATAGGTACAACAATCTTTTTGCCAAAATTCAGCGTACTCACTCTCAACATTTGAGTTCTCTTTCGCAACACATTTAATTTCACCTGCAAGCATAGATAACAAGACTTTTACCTTCTCCTTGTCCTCATCAGACATAAACCTCTTGTATTTAATCGTCCTGTCCGGAAGATTATCGCCAAACTGACCATTGCCAATGTATGCTCTTACCTTATCAAGCCTTTCGGTCAAGTAATAGTCAAATACTCGACCTCTGATAGCTTTAGCAGATTTATCAAGCACATCTGACATTTCTTCATACTTATAGCCTGATTTAATCATTTCACCAAGCTTCTTAATTTCTTCAGCCGTCCACTTTATGTGATTATTTGCCTTAACCGGTCGCTCCTTAATACCAAGGTCTAATATTCTTCTCTGTATTGCTCCTTCCGTTCTATTAAGCAGTATCGATAATTCTCTATAGCTATATTTATGTTCAGCAAGAAATTTCTTAAGTCGCTCATCTTCAACAGCAGTCCAAGGTGATGTAATAAATTTATGGCTGTGCCTTATATCAGTTCTTCGCTTTTTATCAACCCAATCAGGTTCTACACCAAGATAATACTTTTCAAATTTGGAGAAATTCAAAAAGCTCTGATTCTTGTATGCCCATTCCCAAAATTCATCAATATAAACTACCTCAAACTTTTCTTTCTGCCTGCAAATCGTATGTAGAGGAAGGCCTCTATTTTGTGCCCAAGAAATTTTGATATAACCTCCGCTACTTTGATTACCATAAACAGCTTCGCTCAAATATGATAAAGTTACATATCTATCTCCACAGCTTAGAAAAGCTCCAAGCTTTAATTTATTAACTTTGTTAAGTACCGAATAAACAGAGCGTGATAAATGTTTTGTAATGTTTTTTACACTAACATTTCCCCACGCAGATGTTAAATACTCAACTTCTTCTGTTGTCCAATTTCGTCTCATTTTGTATACCTACAACACCAGCCCGTACCTATCTGCTCTGAATACGGACACTTTTTGCAGCAATAAACGCATATGTACAAACCTTTTTCAGAGTACGGGCATTTCCGTATGCTACACGGATGATATTCGTGTTTACACTTTCGACAAACCTGCAATTTCATAATCAATCACCCAATTGCAGATATTTTTCAATTGTCTGCTTTGCTGATGTACTGCCATAACATACCTTTACGGCGTATCCGCACCGCGAAAGATTCTGCAACCATTTATCCTGATGTTCAGAAGTCTTATTGTTGCCGACTTTAAGCTCAATATATAAGCCGTGATATTTACCTTTTGGCACAGCAAGGCATAAATCTGGAACACCTGCCCTAACTCCTTGCCTTTTAAGATGTGCGGCTTCGGCTTTATCTCTTCTGCCACCATTTGGAACAGCGTACAGCATTGAAAGTTCAGGATGTATTTTCATTTGCACACATTTATCCACCCATTTAATGAGTTTACATTGCTCCTGTGCTTCAGACATCATTTTCATTTCCTCTCGTAAAACGGTAATTCTTATTTTTATCGGCTTTAATAAAAATTTTCGGATTAGCCATTTCTGAAATTCTACTGCCTAAAGCCTCATCAATCTGCGAAATCTGTTCAAGTGATAATTCAGATGTTATGATAGTCGGCAATCCTTCATTGTATCTGTAATTGATAATCTTAAATGTAGCATTGACATCAGCTGTTGAGACAAAATCGCCCCTGCGAGTTTTAAAGAAATCATCAATGTAAAGAATTTCCGCTTGCTTATATGAATTTATGAGAGCTTCATACACCTCTAAATTACTCGATGCCTGCTTGATTTTGGTAATATCATCCTGCCAAAGCATATATTTAGGTGCTTTGCCTTTTTTGAGTAATGCTCCGACAATAGCCGTACATATATGTGTCTTTCCACAACCGGGCTGACCGCCGAAGAAGAACCAATCAGAGCATTTGTCAATGTACTCGTATGCTTTATCTTTCACATATTTCTGCCAATCTGATGTTGTCTTGTAACTTTCAAAAGTATATCGTTTAAGAAGTTTTTGAAGACCGCTGTTCTGCATTCTGTGAAGTTCATCTTGAATTTTCATACAATCACATTTGCAAGCAACCACATCATATGTAACCTGCCCGAAAGGCGTTTCGCCTGCCTTTACACGGTAAATATAGCCTCGGTTCATACATTTCTCGCACTCATAGCCAATGAGCTTACCGGGTGTTGAGTTAAACACTTTTGCTTCTTGTTCGGCTCTTTCTCTCGGAGTGAGTTCTTTAGAAGACTTTCTCGCCCGTTGGATAATTTCCTCCGCTCTCTGTGGTGACATTATTCTTGACATTATCGCTTGGATTGAATCCATATCCTAAACCTCCTCTGTCTTGGACCTTATTAAGCCATTTAGTAATGAACCCTTTAATGCCGGTTCTTGTTTTTCTCCTGCTTGGATTAGCTTCGAGCCACCCCAACATCGAACGCAATTGTTGTTCTACATCAACAGCAGGATACAAAATTTTGTAGTGCTGAACATCAGATTTTGAAACTGAATAATTACTCTTATCGTTCAAAGGTAATGTAATAAAAATATTTTCACCGGCGGTGTCGGCTGCATTTGCAGACGGCATCGCATAATAATTATTTCTATTTACTTTACTTTCCTTTACTTTACTTTTCTTTGTGTCGTTCTCGGAGAGATTATGTTCATTCTCGGAGAGATTATGCTCATTTTCAGGTATAACTATATAAGCCTTTGTTTCTTCCGTTTTCAAAAGCCAATATAATCTATTTATTGTGCGACCTCGCACGGAGCGTTTTTCGATAGCGTACATATATCGTTCTTGCATCATTTTGTTGGTCAGTATGCTCTCCCTATCAAACAGCCCGTTATCAAACAGCCCAATTCGTAAGCAAAGCTTAACTACCTGATTTACTGTATCTGATTTAATTCCACCGCTCATTCGCTTCGCTATCGTGGCAGCACTGGTTTCTTCACGCCATTCATAGTAGTAACCATTAGTGGCATATGCTTTGGTGCAAATAAAAAAGTACACTCCAAAGCCTGACCATCCCTGTGCATCAATAAGCACATCAAATCTCTCATCATCATCGAATAAGTGAACATCCCAAGCCGCGAAGTCGAGTCCTCGTTTAGGTTGTCCGGCCATTCGCCACATCACCCCTTTTGGATTGTATTAAGTTTTAGCTTCTTGCAAAGATATTCATCCAGTTTTATTCCGTAGATTTTATACTTATCAAATAGTTCTTTCTCGTGCCAATGTGCTTCATCGTGATGTTTTCTGCAAAGGCATATAGCTTTTAATCCTATATGTACAATCTGTTCCCTATCTCGCCCCATACCAATTCTGTCAACATGATGAACTTCACCTGGTGCATTGCATATTGCACACTTACGATTTTCAAGACAACTGTACAAGTATCTGCCTATATCATCTGTAACATTAAGCAGAGTATCTCTTGTTCCGATATTTTGGTAGAAACAAAAATCTATCAGATAGCTTATGAAATCTCTTGCTACGCTTTTTTCGCAATCAGACAGCGAAAAGTATTCAATGCCAAATTCACCGCAAAAATTAAACTTGAAATATTCTTTAATCCATTCGGGATTATCTCCGCACCAAAATGCTATATCTCTGATGATTGCGTATATTTTTCTTCGCTGTTCGGCAGAAATCGTGCGTCCGTCAACAATTCTGAGTTCAATTTCATGTACTTGTTTCTGTGCAAGTTCTCTGCCGATACGCTCATGCGGTCTTACTATTAAGTTATATCCGTCATAAGATACTATGTTCGCTGATGTAATCATACTAAGTCCTCGTGTTGGTGCATATAAACGAAGAAACTGTTATTACCCATATTTTGATACAACCATTCATCGCACTTTTCTTTGCTCAAATGTGTACGAAGAACTCTATCTTCGTACACATATTGACCTTTCAATCGTTTATCTTTTATTCGATTAAGTAATTCTGTTTTTGAGTAGTTAGCTTCTACAAGATACAAATCGTAGTTCTTAGCTGTTATATGAGCGATTTCCGATGTATCAGTTGCGTATATAACTTTATATATCCCCTGTTGAGTGTTGAAGTGTAACTTCCAGCCGATATTAGGAACATCGTGCCGAAGTGGTACTGCCGAAAAAGTAATGTTGCTTATTGAGTACCATTTATCCTGTGCGACAATAAATGAATTGTTTTGAAAGGAGGTATCACCTAATGAAAAAAGCTTTTTGCAAAGATAATTGGGGTAAATTATCCTAATAAGAGGGTGTTCGGAAAGTAGTCGCTTTAGAGTGGCAACATTGCAATGATCTCCGTGTTGATGAGTTAAGAATACATATTTAACTCGGTCAACCACTTTACACTCAACAAGTTTGCTAAACGGCACTCCGCAGTCAATCAAGACCTGACCGTCAAGAAGAACTGCGTTGCCCTTAGAGCCTGTACTGATTATCTCAACATCAATCATCTCACTCTGCAAGATCATCGATTGAGAATGCTTCATCGGAATCAATCTGCTGTTCAGATGATTCCGGTAATGGGGCATCTGACGGTACATCTGCGTCAATCATTGTATTCGTTTCATAATCGGGAGTACCGTCGGCATTGATTATATGATTGTCAGCTTCATACGCTGTCTGCATTTCAACACTCATAACGCCCCATTTGCTGATAAGCTGTCTGAGCATTGTTTTCTTAGCCATCGCATCAAAATCCTTTGCCCAAAATGTATAGCTTGTACCCTTCTTGATATCATTTGCATATCCAGCTGAATACTTCATAGCGTGCTGTTTCATCTTATCCTTACTCCAGTAAAGAGCTTTTTCAAAGCCGTTTACATAGCGAAAATAAGCATAATATCCGATTGTTTCAGCTGTTTCACGCTCTGTTTCATCTTCAATCATTTTGATTGTAATTTCTTCTGTGAGCGGATCCCAATTAAGAAGTTCTCCCTCTTTGATTTCCACCACATTAAGTCTTTTATACTGTCCTGAACGGATAGCAAGCTGAATATAGCCACGATAACCAAGAACGAATGTTGCTGTTGTACGATTGTTCTTACGGTCCTTAAACGGAACCATGTAATACTGTCCAAGCTGTGGTGATGGTGGCAAGCCGAGCGAATGTCCGCAAAGTGCCGCTGAAAGAATTGTTCCTGCATCACATTCTTCAAGTGCCGGATTGGTACTCACTACTGAGGTAATAGCCGCCGTGAACTTTTGGATTTCCTTCGGGTCTTTCATTGAATTTGAAAGGCTTTTCTGAAAAGCCACTGTCTGGAGCATGGCTGAAAATTTTGGTTTTCTCTGCTGAATCTGATTCTGAATGTTATAATTACTCATATCTTAATCCCCTTTCGCTGATTAACTGTTTTACCGTAAGAGCAAAATCTTTAAGCTGAGATTTTGTTCCGTATACTTTGAAAGACAATGACAGAATTTTTTCTTCATGCTGTTCTTCCGGTTCCCGAACCGCAGTTGTTTCATCTTCCGGTGGAACAACTTCTTCAGGCACATTTGCAACAAACGGTTCATATTCGGCAATAGTATCTTTCATGACCTGTTCAGCCTTTTCACGCTCTGCTTTTTCTGCTTCTGCTCTGGCTTTTTCTGCTTCAATATTCTTGTATCTGTTTGTTACCGCTGTAATAGCACCTGATACATTCAAAGACTGCTTGTATTCGTAAAGGATTTCGTCTTTGTGTTCCTGTATAGCAATAAGCTTTAAATCATCCATAACCTTGTCCAAAAAGGTCTTAATGGTTTCTTTTAGCTTTTTGAGAGATACGCTCATGGTTATATTCAGATTAACCTGCTCATATGTTACGAAGTCAATACCGAGTGATTTCTTATATTCTTCAAAATAACTCATAGACTTTTCGTATTTAACCCTTTTTAATTCCTGCTCGGTAGCGTTAATTTTGCCCTTGAGTGCCGAATCTGCCTTTTTGTACGGATTTGTTACACAATCCTTATAAACTGTTTCAAAGGCTTCATAAGGAGTCATTATTTCCGACTTAACCGCTTTTCTGCGACTTTCAAACTCAGAAAATTCCTTATTGAGTTCCGAACGAAGTTTCTTGATTTCTTTGTAATTTTCGTCGGTACAGACCATCTCACAAGCTGAATTCACTTTTTTCTCAATCTCAGATTTTACTGACTTGAGATTTTCAATGATAACAGGTATCTGCTTTACCTGTATCAATGATGATTCAGATTCGGTTTCTGCAACCTCATTAAGCGATGCAAGAACAGTTGTTTCTTGCATCTCCGGTGAATTGGTGGGTTCTGTAATTTTTGTCATAGGTTTAATCTCCTTCCCATTCTTCCTCGGTAATGCCATGAAAAGTATCAGCACATTCTCGCGAACAGAACATGTCATCGTTTGTATCTCTGAAATATGTATAATCAGATCTGAGTTCTGAATTACACATTCTGCAATATCCCATAACTTGTGGTTTTGGTGCATTAGGACAAGCAGATTTACACGGAGTACTTCTGCACACTTCACACATTTAAAACATCTCCTTTTTCGACTGATTATAACTATTGATTTTTCACTTCAATATGCTATAATAATAGGTGTTTAAATTTCTTTTTGTTTAGTCCCGTATTGCTATGCTCAAGCAATGCGGGATTTCTCATTTTTATCAAGCTGAATTTCAAATAAAGCCTTTGAAATTCTCTCTGCTCTGAGTTCTTCTTTGATAAGCTGCATAAGATAATAATCTTTCAGGCGTTCACCGTTTGCGTCACCGAAACGATTGATGATAACAGCCAGTTTGGTTTTAGCATGAGCCTTGGCTATTTCAAACTCTGATTCAGTGCATATGTATCCGTTTGAGGATATAAAATCAGTGTAATTCAAAATATTTTCCCACCTTTATATTTGATAAACATTTTGCTAAGGTCCGCAAAATGTTCTTTTCATCAAACAACCTTGTAGTCGTTGGCATTTTCAACCCCCACACATTCAAAGCCGATTGTTTCGGGTTCTGATGATTCATAGGCTTTGAGCTTATTGCGAAGTGTACGGTTTTCGTTGCGATAACCGCTTGATGTCACCAGTTCAAGGGCGAGGTCTGCCCTTGCGTTTCTCAGCTCAATGCTGAGATGTCTGTTCTCTGCTCTGAGGCTCTCATTCTCCTTAAGCAGTTTTCTGCGTGTAAGTAAATCTTTAAATGCCATTTTGTGTCGTTCCTTTCATTGGGTTTGAACCGAGAATATAATTGAGAAACGGTATTCTCGGAATACGGATAGATGTGCCGACTACAATTACATTGAATCCCAATTTTTCGGGTTCGTCCTTTGCCTGTTCACGCAAGTTTTGCGGAGCAACTCCAATAGCCTTTGCGGCGTCTTCCGAGAGCAGATAGACATCACTGCTATCCATAATTTCTTTGATTTTTTTGTTCATCTGAACTGTGTCCATATAAACACCTCCCTACTTTATTTCAATTAACATCTTTTTCGATTGTGCAGTCACCTCTGTAATCGCTTTTCAGCAGATTCATAAATTCTGCGATTTCATCGGGTGTGCCTGTTATCTTCATTGTTATCACCTGCTTTCTGTTTTACCTATCTTGATTTCTACACCCAAAGCCGTTAAGAGCCTGTCGGCATTTTCAAGAGAAATACTTTTCTTTCCTTTCTCCCAATACTGAATAGCTCTTTTGGTAAAGCCTGATTTCTTAGCAAGCTCACTTTGTGAAAAGCCTTTCTGTTTCCTGCTTTTAAGCAATATTTCAGCAAATTCATTGATGTGCATTGATTTCACAGTCCTTTTGTGTTATACTATATTTAGTGGTGAACCCCAATTCACTAACTATATACAGAAAGCGAGGTGAAATTAATATGAATCATTCATCACTTAAGAAAAGTTTAATAATAGCTATGTCTTGTATCCCGGAAGTTGAAGGTTTAGAAGAAAACAACTTGATATTAACAACTTCTGCCGGAATCATTTCAGGTAAAGTGCCGTCTGAGCAGGAAATAGACGATGAAAAATCTTTGTACAGTGTTTTCTATAAGATTTGCGATAATACTAAAGAAGAATACTTTAAAAATATTTCTTCTACAGGTTCTGAACCTGTAATTGTTGGTAATGATGGTTACATAATCTTAAAAGATGTAAAAATAAGGTCAACATCGTCCAATACAATTACTCATATGCCTTTTATGGTTGTATTCTATGACCAAATCATCGGCGTTACTATTGGAAATATTAACTGATGTTACTTTTGTTTGCTGACTTTGTACTTGCAATACAAGGTCAGCAATTTCTTTTGATGTACCTTTTACTGTTATTTCCACTATATCACTCCATTCCTACGCTGTTTTCTGCTGTGAGCCAAGCAAGAATGCTGTTGCGGCAATAATAGCTTTTTCTTTCTGCTCAGCTGTTGCGTTTTTCAGAAGTTCTTCGTACAAACATCTGACATCCTGCCGCTCGGTTTCTTTTTCAATTGCTTTGTCCGTATAAATCATAAATTCACCTCCTTATTGGTCTGTAAACCCATTATATACCTCAAAATACGGCTTGTCAACCCTATTTTAATAAAAATATTTTGTTTTTTAGGCTTGACAAGCCATTGAATACCGTATATAATGAATACATCAGATAAAATTCTACAGCGAGGTGATACATAAATGAGCATAAGCGAGCGTTTTAAAACTCTGCGAAAAATAAAAAAACTCTCACAAACAGAGTTTGGAGAGCGTGTCGGAGTTTCGAGAAGTGTCATTAAGAACATTGAAAATGAACTTGTTGAACCCAAAGAATTATTTATCAAACAGGTTTGCAAAGAGTACAGGGTAAACTTTATGTGGCTTACTAAGGGCGAGGGCGAAATGTTTGAAGATGACGAGGATTACATACTTGATGAATTGTCAGAAGAATTTAACCTTGATGACCTCGACAAACAAATTATTGAAACATATTTGAAATTAAGTCACGAAGATAAGATGGTATTCAAAAACTTCTTGAAAGAAATCTTTGAAAAAGAAAAATAAAAGAGGTGGTCACCCACCTCTCACAAAAATTCGATTTATTATTGCATAAATTTTTTTCAATGTTTTTTCATCTTCGATTTTATTTATCAATTCGATTATGTATTTTTTATAATCCATATAGAATCACCCCAAAGCTTTTTATTTTTCTTTACACATTCATTATAGAACATTTGTTCTGATTATTCAAGCGCTATTTGCAAGAATTTTTTAACTGTCCTAAAAATTGGACTTTGCTCTGTATTTTTGGCAAAGCCGTAGGATTTTACAGTAACATTTATTAAAATATCACCTGTCTCTTATACACATCTCCGAGCCCACGAGACTAGCGCTCATCT